ATACCACTGGTGAAAGCATGGTTGCTGTGGGGTATCAGGCTTTAGATGCTAACACTACAGGCTCTTATAATACTGCCATTGGTCGAGAGGCTCTACAAGCTAACACCACCGCAAGCAACAACACTGCGGTTGGGTATCAGGCTGCTTACAGTAATACTGGTGCCAACAACACTGTTAGTGGCTACCAATCTCTATATGCCAACACCACAGGTGGTAGAAACATAGCTAGTGGCGTGCAGGCTCTCTACTACAACACCACAGGTTCCTACAACGTAGCTAGTGGCTTCCAATCTCTATACTCAAACACCACGGGCAATTACAACGTAGCTAGTGGCTACCAATCTCTCTACTCCAACACCACAGGTGCCACCAACGTGGCTAGTGGCTACGGCGCTCTCTACTCAAACACCACGGGCAATTACAACACAGCTAGTGGCAGAGACGCTCTCAACTCCAACACCACAGGAAGCTACAGCACAGCGGCAGGAGCTTTTGCCTTGAACTCCAACACCACCGCAAGCAACAACACTGCTGTTGGGTATCAAGCTGGGTATAGTAATACTACGGGTATTGAAAACACAGCGGTTGGGTATGTTTCAATGTACTCAAATACTACAGGTAATTACAATACCGCATATGGAAGATCATCTTTGCCTGTAAATCAGACAGGTTCTAGTAACACTGCTGTTGGCTGGGGAAGTTTGAACTTTACAACTTCAAGCTACAATACTGCTGTTGGGTATCAGGCTGCGTACAGTAATACGACAGGCGCTGACAACACTGCTGTGGGTACTGCGGCACTTTATCCAAACACTACTGGTAATTACAATGCCGCCTTTGGTTCCGCTTCTTTGCGCCAAAACACTACAGGTTCTAACAATACTGCTTTAGGTCAAGCGGCACTAAACAACAACACCACCGCCAGCGACAACACGGCAGTTGGCTATCAGGCTGGGTATAGTAATACTACTGGTGGGGCCAATACATCTGCTGGTAGGGGTTCAGGCTTTTCTACTACAACAGGCGCAGGTAATACTTCTATGGGCTATCTTTCTTTAGCCTCCAACACCACCGCCAGCAACAACACTGCTGTTGGGCATAGGGCAGGATACAGCCAAACAAGCGCATCAAACTATGCTACTTACATTGGATCACTGGCAGGTGAAAATGCAACTGGAACAGGTAACACTTTTGTTGGTGCCAACGCAGGCAATGGTAATGGTGCAGGCCGACTTGTCACATCAGGTGCTAAAAATACAATTCTTGGCGGCTATGACGGCAACCAAGGCGGCTTGGACCTCCGCACCTCAAGCAACAACATCGTGCTGTCGGATGGGGATGGTAATCCTAGGGTTCGGGTTGACTCAGGGGGCAATGCATTTTTTCAAGGTGATGTTTTGCCCCAAATTGATGCTGGTTTTGCGGGTCACAGTGACTTGGGTGATCCAACACTTAGGTATGAAGATGCCTATGTTCGGGATGGCGTAACAACAGGTTCCGATGAGCAAGACAAGGCAGAAATACAAAGCAGTGATCTTGGTTTGGATTTCATTACTAGGCTTACACCTGTTTCATATAAGTGGAACGATGGCTCTAGAACTCACTACGGCCTCATTGCTCAACAGCTTGAAGCTGTAATTTCAGACATAGGTAAAACAAACTCTGATTTTGCTGGTATCATAAAGAACAATTCACCTATTGAAGACCGTGATTACATCTATGGGGTTAGGTATCAGGAGTTGATTTCACCTATGATTAAAGCAATCCAAGAACAGCAAGCCACAATCACGGCACTAACCGCACGTATCACAGCCCTAGAAGGAGCATAACTAATGACTGATACACCAACCACAGAAGAAATCGCACAGCACTACACAGCGATGGGCCACTCTGTTGACTTGATTAACGCAGGTCAACCAGAGGGCGTGGAAGATGCTGATTGGGCTGACACAGTGTCACGCAATGTTGAGCATCTGACACTCATGGTAGCTAAAGACTTCTGGACTACAGAAGACATGACTGCTGCTAATGCTGCGATTGCTGACGCTGACTAAACGCTAGGATAAAACAGTATGATCTTTGGTAGCTCTCCCTTTTCCGTAACGGCCTTTGCTGCAGCTTCTGCTGTAGTCTTTGCTATACAGAGTACCTCTGCAGTATCTACGCTAGGTTCACCTGTTGTTGTAGCTCCGTCTGTTCATACACTAACAGATGTCTCAGCTACGAGTACTCTAGGTTCTATTGTAGTAGTCGCTGAGAGCAATACTCTTGCTGACAGCACCCCAGCAATAGTCGATCTAGGTTCTACTGTAGTCGTAGCTGAAGCAGGTGTATTGCCTGCTGGTCTAGCACTTAATGGCTCTGTAGATACCTTTACTATCTCTGGTGAATCTAATCTACTAACCGCCTCTGTAGAAGCAGTCATCAGTGTATCTGACCCTGTTGTTACTGCGGAAGCTGTTATTGTACCATCAGTACCTGTTACACTTTCTAGTCTCGGTGATGTTACAACGGTTACGACTAACATCTTCCGTGTAAACACTCCACCAATGAACGTGTACAAAGGAGCCTTCACCTTTGACCTTGTACAGTTTGACTACGCTTCCTTCAAAGATAGTTACAGCAGGGAACGTGTATTGATCCTTAACAGAACTGAGACAGGTCATACTGTACACATCCCTGCAGATCCATCAAACAGAACCGTCACACTAAACGCTGCGGATGAAGATTACGTAGTTAGAATCGCAGCATAAGGAATTACAATGTCATACAAATGGCCTGATAAAGATAAAGATGAGCTACTAGACTACAGCATTGACTGGTCTAGGTTCTTAGGTGATGATACAATCTCTGGTGTGTCTTGGTTTGTTGATGATGCAGATGGTGTTAAGACTGCAGTTGACGCAGCAGACGTAGTTAATGGCCTACAGATGGTCCAGAAGACTAACACACTAACTGTAGCAACAATCCGTCTCTCACTGGGTACTAACAACTTTCGGTACAGGGTCTCTTGCAAGATCACTACTGTTGAAGGTCTGCAGTATGAACGCTCAGTATTTGTACGTGTAAAGGAGAAGTAATATGGCTTATGACTTTCTAGGTCTAACTAACGATGTTAACAGGCGTTTGAACGAGGTAGAACTTACTGCGTCTAACTTTGCACAGGCTTCAGGATTCTTTAGTCTAGCTAAGGATGCAGTTAACTCTTCTCTTCGTCACATTAACCAAGAAGAGTTTGAGTGGCCTTTTAATCACGTAGAAGAATCAGAAGTACTGCTTCCTGGTGAAGTACGTTATTCCGTACCTTATGATGCTAAAACTGTAAGTATGAACACTTTCCGTATTAGACGTGATGAGGCTTTAAACATTGCTACAACTAAACTTAAAGTATTAGATTACGAAGAATACCTTGACAAGTATGTAGACAATGAGTATAACTCCAGTACTTCTAATAGATCTATTCCTAAGTATGTTGTTCGTACTCCTAGCAGAGAGTTGATCTTCACACCTGCCCCAGATAAAGCCTACGAAGTAGTATACGAGTACTTCACTGCTAGTGTAGATCTTAACTTGGCTGCAGACGTACCAACTATACCAGAGCAATCCCGACATGTTATTGTAGATGGTGCTATGTACTACGTCTATCAGTTCAGGGGTGACACACAGTCTGCTCAACTTTCAGAGCAGAAGTTCTCTCAAGGCATTAAGAACCTAAGAAGTTTACACATCAACCGTACTGAGTACTTAAGAGATACGAGAGTTCATTACTGATGGCTACGCAATGGCAGACATTTCCCATAGAGTTTAAGGGTGGACTGGTTTCTAACCTTAGTCCGCTCCAACAGGGTACAAATGCCGTTGGTTCTGCTACTATCTTACAGAACTTTGAAGTAAACAAAGAGGGTGGCTACTCTAAGATCAAAGGCTATACTAAATACAGCGATGTAGTCGTACCAGGTACAGGACCAGTTCTAGGCGTTAAGGTGATTAGCGCAGGTCTTGTTGTAGCTGGGCGTAAGAATGCTTCCAATCAAGTAGAGTGGTACACGAGTACTGGCGCTGGTTGGACAAGTAAAGCTACAAGTACTTCTACAAACACAGGTAAAGCCCGTACAGCTGAGTTTAACTTGGATGGTACAGATAAAGTAGTGTTTGTAGATGGTACAAGTTTTCCTGCAGTATTCTCTACTTCAGGTAACTCTTTCACTTATATGGATGCATCTAACAGTGCTGACATTCAAGGTGCTAAGTATGTAGCTATATTCAAGAACACAGCATTCTACGCTAAAGACAACAACATATACTTTGCTGCACCCTTTACAGTAGATGACTTTAGTTCAGCTAACGGTGCAGGCGTTCTTAACGTAGCACACGAAGTTACAGGCCTTGCAGTATTTCGTGATCAGTTAATCATCTTTACAGACAGCACAGTCAAAAGACTAACAGGTAACACATCTGCAGACTTTCAGATCTCTAACATTACAGACCGTATTGGTTGTATTAACGGAGATACTGTACAGGAGGTAGGTGGTGACATCATGTACTTAGCTCCTGATGGTTTAAGATTGCTAAGTGCTACAGACCGTATTGGTGACTTCGGACTAGACGTTGCCTCTGACCCTATTGCTAAGGATGCTAATGTATTCCTTTCAAGTTCTCCTAACTTCTCATCTCTTGTACTAAGAGAGAAGGCTCAGTACCGTATCTTTGCTTACACTGAGTCTGAGCAGGCATTAGCTGCTAAGGGTCTTATTGCTACTAAGTTTGTATCTCAGGGTGCTTCAGGCATTTCTTGGTCTTCTACAAAGGGCATTAAGGTATTTGTAGCTGATAGTATTCACACAGGTACATCTGAAACTACTTGTTTCGCTAACACAGACGGTTATGTTTATTTGTTAAATACTGGCAGTGACTTTGATGGCATTAACATTGAGGCTATCTACGAATCTCCTTACATGGCTTTGGCTGATCCTCAGGTACGTAAAACATTCTATAAGATGTCCCTGTACGTTGAGCCTCAAGGTAACATGGATCTAGACTTAAACATTAAGTACGACTTCGGGGCAGGTCTTGATAAGGGTGTTATCCAACCTACTACTACAGTAGTATCCAGTACAGGTAATGCGGTATCTATCTTTGGTGCTTCTAGTTCCATCTTTAACTCATCTACCTTTGGCGGTGAGTTAGATAAAGTTTATAATATTGGTATTGTTGGTTCAGGTAAGACAGTGGCCTTACGTATCGAAGACAACTCTCAAAACCCTACGTTCACTCTCGACACAGCTTTGTTAGAGTTTAGAACTAATGACAGACAGTAAGGATTAGACGATGGCAGGTTATTCACGTGTGGATACAGCAAACAATATTGCTAACGGCAACGTAATTGATGCCGACGACTTTGATGCGGAGTACAATGCTGTTGAAGCAGCCTTTAATGCTTCCTCAGGACACACCCATGATGGGTCTTCAGGTGAAGGTGCAGCCATTACTAAGGTTGGCCCTAGTCAAGACATCATTGTAAGTGCTACTCAAGTACTTCCTAAGTCTAACAACATTATTGACCTTGGCTCAGATGCTGCTGAGTTTAAGGATGGCTACTTTGACGGTACAGTCTATGCAGACACAACTGTTCATGGTACTAACGGTAGAGCCACCATTACTGACAACGCTTTTACTGTTTCATCAGGGGATCTTACACTAGACGTAGCAGGTAACATCCTTCTAGATACGGATGGTGGTGATGTTAAACTAGAAGACGGTGGTACTCAGTACGCTGCTCTGACTAATAACAATAACGAATTAGACATCTACTCAGGTACAACCAAGGCCATTGCTCTTTCAGGTGCTGATATATCTGCTCTAGGTGATCTAGCAGTTACGACTGACACTACAGTCGGTGGTACTCTCTCCGTAGTAGGTAACACTAGCGTCTCTTCAGGTAACTTCACAGTTAATACAGGTAACGTAAGCATTGGTGGTACTTTAGGTGTCACGGGTACTATTACTGGTACACTCAGTGGTACCGTTTCTAGCCTATCCAACCATGACACAGACGATGTTGCTGAGGGTTCAACTAACCTGTACTACACAGACACTCGTGCTAAGGCTGCTATTTCAGTAACTGATGCAGGCGGTGACGGTAGTCTAACTTACTCAGCAGGTGCTATCACGTACACTGGCCCTAGTGTTACAGAGGCTCGTGCACACTTCAGTGGTGGTACTGGTGTAACGTACTCAGGTGGTGAGTTCTCTATTGGTCAAGCGGTAGGTACATCTGACAATGTAACCTTTAACAACACTACCGTAGATGGTAACCTTATCGTCAACGGTACAACTACTACAGTTAACTCTAATGACGTTAACATTGGTGATGCTACACTGACACTCAACTCTGATGAGACAGGCACTCCTAGTCAGGATGCAGGTATCACTATTGAGCGTGGTACTGCAGATAACAAATCATTCTTGTGGGATGAGTCTGAGGATGAATGGACTGTAGGTTCAGAACATATCAAAGCAGGTACGTTTGAGGGTGCTTTAACAGGTAGTACAAACGGCACACATACAGGTGCAGTCGTAGGGGGTGTTACAGGTAATCTTGTAGGAAATGTTACAGGTAATCTTGTAGGAAATGTTACGGGTAACGCAGATACTGCTACACAACTAGCTACTGCTCGTACAATAACGCTTAGCGGTGACGTAAGTGGCAGCACCTCCTTTGATGGTACAGGTAATGTAAGCATCACTGCTACGGTAGCGGATGACAGTCATAACCACACACTATCGAACATTGATGGCATTACTGTTTCTGAGGCAGAGATTAACAGTGTAGACGGTGTTACTTCAAACATTCAAGCGCAGATTAATGCTGTATCAGCCCTAGCAACGCAAGGCGTTCCTTCTGGAGCAGTACAAACATTTGCGATGAGTACTGCACCTACTGGATGGATAAAGGCTAATGGTTCTGCCGTATCACGTACAACTTACTCTGCTCTTTTTTCTGCTATAGGCACAACCTTCGGGACAGGGAATGGCTCTACAACCTTTAACGTACCTGACTTAAGGGGTGAGTTTGCTCGTGGTTGGGATGATAGCCGTGGTATTGATACTGGTCGTTCCTTTGGTTCATCTCAAGCAGATGCTTTTAAAGAGCACCGACACACCCTATTAGGTAACTCTGGTGGAGCAGTTCAAGCACTGTTTTCTCAGTCTTCTGTTATTGCAGGTATTCAGAACCTAGGGGCATCATTCGCTGACCCAGCATCAACAATGGGCAATGGTAATGGCGCTGGCACAGAAACTCGTCCACGCAACATAGCATTGCTCTATTGCATTAAGACATAGGTAGTATGTAATGTCTCCAGTAACATTGACACATGATGAGCTAGAAGCTATGCTGGATCGTGCTGCTAAGCGTGGTGCAAAGGCTGTGCTCTCTGAGCTAGGTCTTCATGATGAAGAAGCATCTAATGATATGCGTGAGCTACGTACTCTACTTAAAACATGGCAGGGTACACGTCTCAGCATATGGAACACCTTTGTAAAGATAACAACAGTTGCCGTATTCGGTTTCATAGCTACTGCTATTTGGATGCAGTTAGGCACTAAGTAAGGACTAATTAAATGGCTAAGAGATTTGGTGGCTTCACACCTGAACAGATGGGTAAGATTATACCTGAGATGCAGGGTATGCAGGCTGACGAACAAGCTAAGTTCCTTGCTGCTACACCTGGCGCTGCTGCACGAGTAGGCATGATGCAAGAGCAAGCACAGGCTCGTATTGGTATGGCCCAAGGCGGTTATATGAAGAAGGCTTATGCTGAGGGTGGTGCCGTAGAAGAAGAAGAAACTATGACTAAAGAAGAGTTAGTTGGCTCTGCTATCACGGACCCTACTAAGCTAGTCACTAAGGCTGATGTAGAGAAGATTAACGTAACAGATGACCAGAAGCTATCTGAGGATGCAGGTCAACTAGACGGCACAGCACCTACAGCTACCGTAACAGAAGCAGGTGCAGTAGAGACTGTAGCAGCCCCTACAAAGACAGAAGCTGTTACTGTGGACCCTTCACTCACTAAGGACGCTGTACAGGGTGTAGTGGAGACTACAGAGGCTGCACAGGGTACTGTAGGACCAGATGCTCTAGCTGATGCTGCTACGATGGACCCTACAAAACTAGCATCACTAGAATTAGATGCTGCACAGATTAAAGAAGCACAGACAGTAGATGCTCCTGATGCACGTAAAGTAGAGGATGGTGAGCTTATTGAAGGCTCTACTGTTGATATGGATCGTGTAAAGAAAGAGACTAACTTTGAGGCTGTAACAGGTGCCCCATCTACGGATGCTACGGTACAAGGGCAGCTGACTGGTTTGATGCAAGACTTTGAGGGTGCTGAACCTCCTGCATGGGCTGCTGGTGCTATGCGCCAAGCTGCAGCTATGATGGCTGGACGAGGTTTGTCTGCTTCATCTATGGCAGGTCAGGCTGTAGTACAGGCTGCTATGGAGAGTGCACTACCTATTGCACAGATGGACTCACAGACATTCGCTAAGTTTGAATCACAGAACCTGTCTAACAAGCAACAGACTGCTATGTTTGCTGCAGAGAAACGTGCTGAGTTTCTAGGCCTAGAGTTTAACCAAGAATTTCAATCCCGTGTAGCTAACGCTGCTAAGATCTCTGATATTGCTAATATGAACTTCTCTGCTGAGCAGAACATTGCTCTTGAGAATGCTCGTATGGCTCAGACAGTAGACATGGGTAACCTAAATGCTCGTAACGCTAAGGTCATGGCTGATGCTGCTGCTATGTCTCAGGTAGACTTAACTAACCTTAACAACCGACAGCAGACACAAGTACAGAACGCTCAGGCTTTCCTACAAATGGATATGGCTAATCTAAGCAACGAACAACAAACTACCATGTTTAAGGCTCAGTCAGTTATCAACTCTATGTTCTCAGACCAAGCTGCAACCAACGCTGCTGCACAGTTCAATGCTTCTTCTGAAATGCAGACAGATCAGTTCTTTGCTAACCTGTCATCTACTGTATCTATGTTCAACACAGAGCAGAGTGCAGCACGTGATCGTTTCAATGCTGGTGAAGCTAACGCTATGGAACAGTTTAACACAAGCGTCGTAAACATGCGTGATCAATTCAATGCTCAGAACTCTCTGGTTGTAGAACAAGCTAACGCTGCATGGATACAATCTGTATCAACACAAGATACAGCAGCACAGAACTTGGCTAACCGTGATGAAGCTATGGCAGCATCTGAAATGACTAGCTTAGCTTTTAATGCTTTGATACAAGAGTCACGAGACTTAATGAGCTTTGCTTGGCAGACAGAGGATAACAATGCTAACCGTGCTACACAGCTTGCTATTGCGAACATTGCATCCGCTGATGCTAAGGTTGATGCTAGTGCAGCCAAGAAAGCGGCTCTATGGGGTGCTATTGGTACCTTTGCTGCTGCTGCCATTGCCTAATAAACAAACTAATCCACAGGACATTTACATTATGGCTGATCCATACACCTTTACTTTTGATGTTGAAGCTTTGCTGTCAGGTCAAGACGTAGTAGAAGAAGAAGCACCAAAAGAAGGTGTCATGAAGCGTCCCGTTAAGGAAGCGGAAGCTAAGACTGAGACGCCTACAGAAAGCATAAAGACTAGATTAGCTAATGCCCTAAAGACTGCATTCCCTAACTCTTCTGCTCTAGGTACGGCTCCGCAGGGTGACACCTCAGTGGGACGCAATAAGGCGCTTACTGACTGGACTGTTTCTACAGAGGCATTTATTCCTAAGTATCGTGGTGATATACCCGCTGCTGCAATGCTTGATACGCCTCCTGTAAGTACTACAGATCTTGGCCCTGATATGGGTACACTATCTATGCAGGACGCTCAGGAGCAGGCTGCTATTCGTTCTGTCTCTGGTATTACTGAGTCACTGGGTCGTCCAAGCGGTACTGCTACTACTGAAGTAGATGGGCTTATGTCTGCACCTGACGTGGAATCAGAATCAGGTGTCTCTGTAGGTGGTGCGGATGCAGCAACTGACATGTACCCTACTCAGGGTCTTATGTCACCACCTGTACAGGATACTGTATCAGAGGTTGATACGGATACTGCTGAGCCTGCTGGTGGTACAGAGGAGGGTCTTATGCAAGGCCCAGAACTTTATCCATCAAATGAAGGGTCTGTTAAAACTTACGCAAGGGACATGTATCCTGACAACCCACAGGCGGCGGCAGCGTTGGCGGCTACTATACAATTTGAAGGTATGGAACGTTCAGAAGAAGATGTTTCTAGATACAGTTGGGGTAATATTACAAACTCTAATTCAGCAGCAGGTTTTCTAAAGCCTTCCATTACTAACAGTAATAAGCCATGGGCTAGGAAACGTACAGCAGTACTTTATAAACTATATGGTGGAAAACCTGTAACGGATGCAGAAGGTAATAAAGTACCACTAACTTCTGCTTTAACAGACTCAGAAGAAAAGAGCATACAAAACACACTTAAGAAAGCAGGATTCTACAAAGGAGCTATTGATGGCGCTTTCGGGACTAACTCCAAGAAAGCTTTAAAGGCATGGCAGAAAGCAAATGATATTACAGTTTCTGGTAAGCTAGATACACCAACTTTGACGGCTTTGGGTTTAGATAAAACTATGAAAGACCATGAGGGTAACATCCTTTACGAGTACAACCTTCCTACAAAGATAACTGTTCCATCAGGTGAAAAAGTAGTAGATGTGACTTATAACCCTTATTACAGAGCTAACGGATACGAAGACACTAAAGTAGATATTTCTAAAGAAGGTAGTGCAGGAAACACACCAGGAGCAGGGACATATAGAGGGCGTGGACCTATTCAGATTACAGGTAAGGCTGTTTACGAGAGGTTAGCTCCTATTGTGGAAGAAGCCACAGGTGTCAACATCTTAGAGAACCCAGAGGCAATAGTTGATAATTTAGAAGTTAGCAGGGCAGCTACTAAAGCATACTTGGATGATGTAGGGTTTGAGAACTTGAGTGTAGATGCTATGTTAAAAGTTATTAACCCTAATAAACCTAAAATAGTTTCCGTAAGAAAGCCTGCTTACCTTAAGTACCTAGAGGCTATGAAGTAATGTTCGGTCTCCCCCTAGAACTCATCACAATGTTATTTTCAACGATCCTAGGTGGCGTAATGTCCATCTGGGGTCAATCTAATAAGAATAAAGCTGAACATCAACGTGCTCTTGTAGGTGCTGTAAGTCAAGCCAGAGAGCACGGCAAGAAAGACGTACACTTTGCTTGGACAAGACGTATCATAGCTCTATCAGCAGTATTCTCTATTATCGTATTGCCTAAGTTAGTGGCTGTATGGTATCCTGAGGTAAGCGTAGTTGTTGGCTACACTGAGATGCAGGGCGGTTTCTTTGACTGGATATTCGGTACACAGGAATCAATCCAATGGAAGTCAGCCTATGGCTTCGTAATCACACCACTAGACACACATATCGTTTCAGCCATTGTAGGTTTATACTTTGGCGCTGGATTCACAAAGTAAGGTAGACTAATGCCAGATCAATTCTCACAGCCTATTCCTGGACAGTCTCTGACTGACATCCCACGCAATGCCCCTTGGGAGCGCCCACCTGAGATGGTTGAGCCTGCTAAGATTGTAGACCACTACCTAAAGAAGCTAAGCAATGATGAGTTGCTGCAGGACATGGGTCTTGTCTTTGAGCTAGGTGGTGACATTCGTGCTGTTACAGAATCATTAATGCTTATCGGTGCACAGCAAGGCTTACATACAGTCGAGGCTGGTATGGTTGTTGCTCCTATTATTGGTACATACATCAAGGTTGTTATGGCTGAGATGGGTATTGCTACTAAAGAGACAAACCGTGATATGCAGAAAGAGTCTACAGATCGTGAGAACAAACGTCTTAAGCTCCTCATTAAGGATGCTATTGAAAAAGATGCTGCAGATGGAGGGCAATCCTCTGGTATTCTAGAAGAGATGCAGGGTGCAGAAGAACCTGACATGGAAGTGTCTGAGCCACAAGAAGTAGAAACGCAAGATGAGCCAATGGGTCTCATGTCACGAGGTGCAGAATAATGGTTGATTTAACAGCGTTTGCAACAGCCTTCCTTGAGAAGTCAGCAGAGAATATCAATACACGTAAAGCTAAGACAGAAGACTACGAAGACAAACAGCGTGAACTAGCTGAGAAGAACAAGGGTCTTGTTGTACAGCGTAACCAGATCGTAGGTCAGGCGCTGGGCTTAGCTAAGCAGGCTAAATCTTTGTATGCTACAGATGCAATGGTTAGTGCTGCACTAGACTCTGGGCCAGGTGGTTTACAGGGTCTCGTAGAACAGCTACAGGCGGGTAAAACTGCACAAGGTACTCGCTGGAACGAACAAGCAGCTAAGAACATTGTTGAGTTACCTGCAGGCTATGCTATTCCTGAGGGTGATCTACAGGGTCGCATTCAGAAGACGTATGGTCTACCTGCAGCCTCAGTAGGTTCCACAGAGGCACCAGATCGTAACCTATGGCAGCGCATATCAGGTAAGGGCGGTAAGGCCGCTGTTCGTGCTGAGCTAGATGCTGAATCCTTTGTTGATGGCTACTCTATAATGGATGTAAATGAAGCCGCACAAGAGGCTGACTATCAGAGCCTCACCAGTGGCACCTTCGTAAACTACTCACAGCCTAAGATGTTTGACCCAGATTCTATGCCTACAGAGTTTGCTATGCTAGAGAGTGCTATGAGTAAAGCAGAGAGTTCGCAGGATTATATAGATCTTGAATCTCAACTAGCCGCACTTGAGGCCTTAAATCCTGTGCCTGGATCAGATGAGATGGCTAAACGTGCAGCAGATGTAGCTGCTATTAAGGTTCTAATGAACCAGTCTAAACAAGAGTTCATGTCTAGTTTTGTAGTTGATAGAGCGAAAAACTTTAATGGCGGTAACTATTTTGATGTTATGGGTAATGTCATTAAACGCATGGTAGGTACAGACTTTTTTGATTCTGTGATAAGCGACACTACCGCAGGCACCCCGCCCGTAGTAGATGCAAACGGCGACACTCTTGATGAAACGGTGGACGTAGTTGCTGCTAAGGTAGAAGAAGCAGGCGGTAAGGTTAGCATAAACGCTAGTGAAAAGACTACTAAATTTAGTCACCCCACATTGCCCGAAGGTGAAGTAACAGTGACCGTGGCTGATAATGGGCTACCTATAAGTGCTATGGTAACTATTGAGGGTATGCCCTTTACTGTAACAGGTGAAGCTCTTGGTGTAGTAATGAATGAAATCTCTAGCATCCAGACAGTAACAGCAGGACGAAATCTAGACCTAGAACTCATCAACACAGACCTGTCTGTTCTTAACCCTGACGAAATGCCACAGGTAGACCCGTCCTTGTTATCTAAAGAAGAACGTGATGCCCTAGATAAGAACCAACTAAAGGCTGCAGGACTAAAGTATAGCACTCTTGGTAAGTTGCTACAGCACATACCTGATGGTGAAGAGCGTGACCGTAGAGCCGCTGCTATTATGCTTAAACGTAATGCCGACCCAGAGGCTTGGTATAAGATGAAGGTACCACGTATGAACCTAAACCGCCCTTACAAAGTTAAGGGTAGTTCTCTGTTCTTTATCCCTGATGAACGTCTTGCAGCATATGGAGACGTAGTTATATCTGAGTTTGGTATTGATGAAGACTTACCTAAGAGGACTTTCTCTGAGAATAAGGTTAAGAAGTCATACGGTACAGAAGGTGCTGATCGTGGTGTAGTTGTAGAGGGTGGCGAACAGAACGTAGCACCTGACGTTACTGAGTCACCTCGCCCTGAGTCTCGCCCTGATAGCATCATGGCTAAGCCTGAAGAAGCTACTACACCTGAAGCAAGAGCAGCAGGCGCAGAAGCAGAAGCTGTACTTAAGAACCACGGCTCAGACATCCTTAACTTCCTACGTGAGGAAGGGTTTACCAGCGAAGACACTGAAGAAGATATTGCACAAGGCTTAGCTGATTGGTATGCTAACAACAGTGCGGACTTAAGCATTACAGCTGCTCCTATGGATAAGGGTCCAATCACATACGTACTTAAGATGGCGCTGGATAAGGAATAAACATGGCTAATATTAGTTCAATAGAAGAACTGAACAAGCTTAGAGGTATCACAACCCCTGTGCCTTCAGTCTCCCCTGCAATAGAGCAGACACAGCAGCTAGGCATTAAACCTAAAGCAGCCACTACCATCTCTAGCATAGAGCAACTCAACCTCCTTAGAAACAAGGGTGTTGAGCCAGAAGACGAATACATGTTTGACCCTACAGATACTCTTAAGAAGGATGACCTTAAGACAGGGCAACGTGCTAAGATTATCCGTGACCACATGATTGACCGTGCTGGTGTAGACTACGAAGTAGCTGCAGGTAAGTCTGACGATGAGGTTGTAGAAGACTTCATTGATAACATGCGTTGGATGAACACCAATACTGTATCTGTTGCTGGTGAGGTTCGCTTCATTAAAGATGCAGATGAGCAGATGAAGAAACGTGCTGGTGAGGCATACAAGATATATGACCAGCTAGGCAATGTGTTTACCAATGATGGTTTCGCTGGTGCTGTAGACGGCATTAAAGATTACCTCTTTGCCTCTGCTGCTGACCCGTCTAACTATGTGGGTATTCTCACTGGTGGTATTGGTAAGGCCGCTGGTGTGGGTATCACTCAAGCAGGTCGTGCTGCAGTTAAACAAGCCGCTGTTAATGCTGGTAAAGATGCCATCAAGAAGGGTGCAACCCAAGAGGCAGCTAAGAAGGCTGGTGAAGAAGCAGCTAAGCAAGCCGCTAAACGCTTCTCTGCTAACAACATCAAGACAGCACAGTCTAAGGCAGTGCGTAGAGAAGCTGCACGTAAAGAGCGTCAGACATTCCTATTAGAAGCTAAGAAGAAGGCACAGCGTGACTCTATTAGAACGGCATCACTAAAGGATGGTAAGAAGATACTAGCAGCTACCACTGCTGCGGATGCTTCCTTTGCTGTACTACATGACATTACACTACAGAGTACATTGCTACAGGCTGGTGCTCAAGAAAAGTATAGTTTACTACAGACAGGGTTTAGCTCACTGCTAGGCGGTGTTGGTGGTCTAGCACAGTATGGCTTCGGTAAGTTCTCTGGTGCCTCAGGTCTAACTGATGCTGATATTAGCCTTCGTATGGGCGGTAGACGCACAGAAGAAGCTAACCGTGTAGAGACTGCTGCTACTGAAATGGCAGCTAAGAATAAGCGTATTGAATTAAACATCAAGAAAGAGCAAGCACAGGACGCTGCAGCCATTATCATGGAGAAAGCAGATTCGTGGAAGACTAAAGTATCACGTGGTAAAGATGCTTACGATGATGTACCTACATCCATTGATTTCCTTAAGGAAGTAATGCTGGGTGAGGACAACAAGGGTGGCCTAGTTAAGTTCTTTAAAGATCAAGGCTTAGCTTTACCTAAGAGTTCTACTGTATCTGATGTAATGACATCTATTGCTACACGACTACCGCAGGAAACTCTTAAGGACATCAACGATAAGATGAAGCCTATGGGTATTACCCTTGGTGATACAACAGAGTGGGCACAAAGCGTAGGTGACTTACTTGCTGTAGAGATTAGCAAGGGTGGACAGGCTCTTAACGTCATGTCTCAGGTACGTAAATCATTAGATGCTGCAACTCTGTACGGTAGTGATGTACTGGAGAGAAGCGTAGATGTGATTGATAACCTGGATGCAGAGGCAGCTAAGGCTACTCGCTCTAAGGGCGTACAGTATGGTCAAAACATATGGCGTAGACTACTTGTATCGTCCCCTGCTACTACAGCAATCAACGTCATGGGCTTTGGTCAGTTTTACATTGGTCAATCTTTAGCTGATATTACATCTAGTACTGCACACACATTATACGGACTATCTCGTGGTGGTTCTATGACTAAGGAGGGTCGTGAGGCTCTACGTGTAGGTAAGGTGTATCGCAGTATCCAAGCACAGAAGATGCGTAACTTGCTGGACCCACACACGACACACGATGCTTACATGTCTTTCCTTACGCAGAATAAAGACCTAAGCAAGGTATTGTTTGAGAGCTT